CGCACACCCGGGTAACATAAGTTACCGCTTCCACCCCCAGTTATTTCGGGGGAAGTAAGTGGCTATTATAGCCAGTTAAAGTTGTCTTCCCAAAGGACAACGCCAACCTCGTGAGTCAGCTTGCCGTAGAGGCCACGGATGGCCTCCCTACCGCAGGACGCGGTATCGCTATGGGACCCGAACAAACGGATCCCGACGGCTTGCAAACTTGGCTGCGATAGACCGACGCATAGCACGCCAAAGCTCCGCCTGTCCGTGAGGACTGCGCGAACCTTAACGTGCCTGCGCGTCACATAACCCTCCCAGCCCGCGTACGGCTCGTCCACACCCGGCTTTGCTGCCGGGCACGGATAAGCCGCACCTTTTCGGACTGCTTCGTCACGTCCGACGTGGAGGCCGACATCCCCTACTTCAGGAGACACCAACACACGCCAATCACGCGAAACCTGACCTTTGCACCACCCCCATAGGGACTTATAACGGGCTGGAAGCTCGCCGTAAGTCTTAATGCACCACGCACGCAGCATGTTGGCTGCCTGTAATGCGTAGGGGGCTGCTGAGTCATCTTCTTTACGAAGAAAGAAGGGTCGAACTTCATGGCCCTGAAACCAATCCGTCCCGCAACTCTCGAAGAACGAGCCTGCCAGGCACGTCTTCTTACCGTTAACCTGGAAACCGAGGTATTCCAGGTATTCGACAACCCGATGTACAGACCCCTGAGGGACGACGATGTCGTCTCCGTACGAGGTCGAAACACACCGGTCTTGCTTCGGCACCACGGTCATAATCACCGCGAGGAATATAATGGTCTCGAGGGGAAACGTAAAACCATTCCCCATAGAAGAGAACATCTCCAAGCGGCGAAAGTCCTTTCCAATTTTCATGGACTTGGACCTAGCCATGTCTAATAAATGGAACCAGCGTTTCCCAACGGTGGTCCCATTGTAGCACAAAGCAAGCCACACAAGTTCGCGGCACATCATATCCGAGGCAGACGTTAAGTCTACCGTGGACAGACCCCACTGCTCCGCCATACTGGCCAGAGCTTGGTTAAGTCGCTGATCGTGTAGGTCGACTCCGAATTTCTTGAGACGGCGTACCATCTTACGACCGATACCAGCCTGCAGAAACGAGTTCCACAAGGGCTCAGTGGCCGCACAACGGTCTATGTCCCAGTCTTTCCGGACGGTGAAGTGCCGATTCCCTTCCACGACCCCAGTCTTTTCACGGAGGTTTTCACCCCAGTAATCAGTCACCATCTCCGGCATTAAGCCGGGTAGGATAGGGGCCAGGTCGGACGTCGACACTGGTTTGGCATCATATTTTATAGAGGGTACCAACCCCTCGCTCCGCACACCCACAGCAGCGCCAGGCCCGAATTTGCCTAAACTGGCTATATCGTCGAGGGCTTTCGTGTCGAGGGGTCCGAGGATCCGCAAGACATTCGAGCTGAACTCGCCGAACCAGTCCGGAAGCGTAGCTTCCGACAGGCGGGCATTTGTTTTGGCGTTGTGTGCCTCTGCGACAAGGAACTTGTCGAGAGCCTTTGCTTTCCGACTTTCCTCGGTTTGACCGGGGATGTTGAGACTTTTACGGAGTAACCCGGCTACCTGGTAGTCCTCGGCGAAATGCCTTGGTTCTTGGTAGTCATCAGGTCGTACCGATAGACCGCAGAGAACCGCATGCTCTTCATTCCTGAGAAGCATAGCGGCACTGACTGCGATCGGAGTCCCAACGCATTCGTAGAAGCGAAGGGCGAATTCACGTTCGAAGCTCCAAGCTGAACGTTCACGTACATCGGAGATGTTCCGTGAGGCTCTTTGTACTGACATGATTCACCTACTAGGGTTAAAGAATTAGAACCCATGCAAAGGTGTAAGACCGATGCACATACGATGGCGGATGCCATCTAGTACGCCGGCTTCCGAGCCGACAAGTAGGACTCAACCGTCGAGTTGGCCACCAGGTTCTTGAACAGGGCGTAGGCTTTCGCCGCTTCCTCGTTTGAAACCGTTTTGGCGACCACGTGGTTGAGGTTGAAAATGATCACGTCAGTCACGACGGTCACGCCGTCAACCTCGCGCTCCAAAGGAACGTAGAAGTCGAGTTTGTTGCGCGTCGTGGGCCTCTGAGACGTCGGAGGCGACATGGACATCTTGAGACGGGCATTCCCGTCGTAGGTGACCGCCGCATCTTCCATCCACTCCGAAGCCGCCATGGAGGCGGTAATAGGAGCAAGGGTGTGGTTGGTAGGCGTAGCATCGGCTACGACAATATTGTCAATCGCAGGCATTGTAATGTCCTGTAGGTTGGTTGATATGTGGCTTAACCACGGGTTCTTCTCATAGTGGAGAGGATCTCAACGGAGGAAAACAAACGCCCCCAGATAAACCCGTCCGGCAACTTAGGCTTGGGTAAATGCGCAAACGGAATGGTTGTTATGACATCCCGCTTATAACTGCGCTTCAGGTATACGTGCGGTTTTACGCACACGTAATCCACCCCGGCCCGATTGAAGTCGGACACTACACTAACACGATCACGCGTGCAGATCGCGGCCACAAAGGCTTCGATCCCCTGCATGGCGTTAAACGACGACAGGTACGAGCCTATATCCCAGAACCAATCTATTATGAATGATAGTGAGGTACCGGCCCAGAGCGATTCCGCCAAGTTACCCGCCGTAAACTCCGAGGAGTTCACGTCGTACTTGACATAGGCGATCGCCCTAACGCTACGCTCATATGTTGATCGGCATGATCCTGAAAATGGCCCGTTCACAGTTCTGTAGCTATCACCTCTAACGGTGACTTGCAAACGTCTGTAAGCGAGCTGGATCCGGTCTAATGCATCGAGCGAGTCCATCAACAACCCAGTCATAGGCACTAAGCCAAATTTGACTGCGAGGTCTAGAGACACCGCGTCCTGCAATTCAACCTTAGAGTTCGGTGCCCTTCCGAACTGGCTTTTAAACCAGCGCATAAAGGCCCTCCGATTACGGCGAAGTTGCCAGGCTTTCTTCACTTTGCGCCAGGCCTTTTGAAGGACCTTGACGCCACCGTTTAGAAGCCCTACTGACTCACGCCACTCTCCGATCGTCTCCGCAAGGGAGACTTTGTCTGCCTGGATTTTGTTACGTAGGCTTAACTCCCAATTTACTACAGGAGGATCAGCCAAATACGTTTCCATAGGGTAATCGTGAGATATCCTATAGCCGGTACCGCACCACGCGGTGTAAGGCCGGGTCCAGGTGAAATGAGCACATTTCCGAACAAACGTGTGTTGCTCCGCCCTTGGGGTCATCCCCGAGATCAGGTCGGTTGGCTTCGCACGATGCTCCACAGGTAGCTTGAAAGATCCGGTCTCGCCGACAATTCTGCTAGCGTACGTCTTCCGGTCAGTGCATGGGTATGCCCAGCGCTGATCGGTGAGCACGTTTGCATATTGGTAGGCCATTAGGTTTCTCTCTTGTGGATTTAATCGAGTAACAATGTCGCACTTGCGTGCCTCTTGCTACTAGGTTGGGCTAAATGCCCTAGGACCCTTACGG